CAACCTGTGTAATTACATTTCTGTCGTTGTTATCGCCTAAACCCAGTTGACCCGCGTCGTTGTCTCCCGTACCCCATAACGTGCCGTCTGTTCTTATGGCCATGGTGTGATATAAACTACTTGATACGCTTTCCCATGTATCTACTGCAACATAATATTTTCTAAATGCCGCACATCCTCCCCTTGCCATCATTGCACTTGCACCCATCAGACCACCTCCCAAGCTGTTGTAATGCCAGTACGCACTGTTATGCTGTCTTGCGGATACAGGTATTTTGTCAGCGTACCATCTGTCACCGTCACCATGCCGTTTGCCGCATTAGCATTGCGGATACAGAACATTACAACGCCATCGTGGTCAACTGCGCTGCCTGCAATGTTTTTGTCTGTGGTTGGGTTGGGCAGGGTAACTATGGTTGTGCCTGTGACGTTGACTTGCCTAGCACTCGCCCATGTGAGAGTTGTGCCGGTGGTTATGGTGTTGCCGTCATCTACAGTGGGGTCGTTTATATCTATCAACCCGTCATTTCCTTTTGCACCAGCGGGAAAGTTCTCCGCAACAAACCATTGTACAATACCAGCAAGGAGAGCATCGCCGTCAAAAATGATATTGCCTATCTCACCAAAATCTAACCCGTCATCCGTGATTTTTGCCCTTAACAATGCGCCTGTGACAGAATGATAGTAATCAAGATAGAGTCCTGTTGTACCTTTCCATATACACGATTTACCGTTATCACCCACTCCTGTTCCTACACCTAACCATAATTGTGGAATGTATACGCTGCTGATAAGTTCAAGGGTAAAGTGTGCCTTTAACAATTCAGTATTATAAACATAGGTTGTCACAGGATAAGCATTCGCCGTATCCGTTACCCCTGTATGAGTGGAATCGTACCAGTACAAAGGAGTTCCATCACGTTTTGTCTCTTGACGAGTTGATAACCCATCTGTTGAAGCTGTGATAAATTCAATCGTTTGGTCGTGAATATACAGGTAGTTTACATCCGCTGTGCTTGAAATGAGGTAGTTGGTTATCTTCTCCCAGGCTGTAGAGAGTTCATCAACTGTCAATTGTGCTATTCGGGCATAGTTGGCATACAGGGTGTTGGTAACAATGGTGTTGGTAACAATGTTTTGTGTGATAAAAGTGTTGTCTATAATCTCCGCAGGGTCAAGGTTTTCCACGTTGGTTACATTGGCATCAATTTTAGTGACATTATCTGAGTCCAAATGTGTCAAAATATACTGCAAGAATTCTGTAACTTCAACATACGCATTCGTGAGATTCTTTAATTTTTGTTCAGGTGTTTCTTTTAGTCCCGGCCTGTATGGCTGAAATATTGGTATTGGCATCAGTCAGCCTCCCCCATGATAAATTTGCGCTGTAATTGATAGATACGATATTCGCCTGTCATAACTAACTTAATCTGAAAATGTGACGCGTTCTTAATTTTCAGTGGCACCTTAAGGCTTGTAAGATCGGTTACGTTGTAACTTTTTACCAGAGTGAATGAGCCATTATCGTATCGGACATACACAGCTAAAGTTGCGCCTGTGTCCAAATCCACGCGCATGGATAGTTCGCTGTGCCCTTTGTGCCCTGTGTAATCCTCAGTCAATTCTTTAGAGATTGCGGTTGAAGTTACAACCTCTGTGCCTGAACCGAATTTCCACACCTTATTATCACTTGCCAGCGCATACAGGTAGCCATCCAGATAAGCAAACTCTGTCACGTTCAGTGTATCCTCTTGCATCCAGCTCGTTTCAACATTATTTCCCCATGTATCATAGACATAAAGTTTATACGCAGAACCATCATACAGCGAAAGATAATAATTCCTGCCATCTCCCCCTGCCACAGCCGAAATGTAGTTGTCGTTCAAGTTTTCGCTGATTATTTCCGGTATGCCGCCCGTGTATGCTACTACGCCCTGTGGGGAAAGCCAGAACAGGATATTGTTAACCTCTGCTATACTTTTGTGGTTTATACAACCGAGTGAAGAAATCTCAACAAACTGAAAATTGGATGGAATGTTGCCGAACCGTTTCCACACATGGTCAAGTTTAAATGCCAGATTTGTTCCTTTAAAACTTACTATCCCTGTAAAATTGCCGTTCGTACCAGTATCAACCTGCCAGGCATCGGTTGCCTCTGAGGGACTTGAAAAGGTCGTCCAATCATCAAAGTCACCCAAGGCAGTACAATATATGTTGTCCCCTGCATCTACGCCCCAAATACGGTTGTCGAGTACACAGGCATAAACTACATCAGGTACAGATCCGGCAGTAGGATATGTTCCCGTACCGAATGCCGCAAAAGTACCGCCTACAGTGTCGTAAGATACCTTGTCAGGGAATACAACTATCCTTTGAGATAACTCCACCATAGACTTGCTAGAGGCGGTTACGGTGCCTTCTGTGACGTTGTTGAACTTAAAATTAGTGCCGTCAACCCACGCTAATTGTGAAGATGCAAATAAAGCTTTGCCGGACGTGAGAGTGTAGACTGCTTCCCTTGACGGTCGAGGCGATATGAGCGGAAAGTTGCGTGAGGAAAGGTTTATAGTGGAAGAAAACTGATTGTCGGCAATTAAAGCACGACGGTTCAAACCTGCCCACTCTATAATGCTTTTTTTCACTTTATTATTTATTTCCACTAATTTAGGTAGATACATATCAAACCTCACTATCGAAATCTACATCAGAGTTGTAATATTCCTCTTCGCTTGCGACTAGTTCTTCTTCTGGCGTTATTGGTCGTCTTTCCTCCCACCAGCGTTCAAAGTCGGCAAGCTTCTGATTGTACAGCGCTATATAGTTGTTGTATATTTTGAAATCCTTGTCATACAGAGACATTTGAGCTATGTTATAGAATCGGTACACATCTACGAACCTATCGGGCAAAATCAGAGTTTCGGTCGTTATACCCGCCACTGTCTTTGCGGTCGGCTTAACATCGTATGTAACCTTTATTTTAGGCGCTTTGACTGTTATTGCTGCTGTCTCAGCCTGTGCACCGAATGTACCGGAAGCAAATGTCAGTACATGGTCTTGTACGTCTGTTATGACTCCATACTTATTATTTGTTGTGGTTAAGAGGCATCCGGACACTAAAGCCACATCACCCACGGCAAAGCCGCTGAAATGCGTTCCTGATGTGTATATGGCATTGGTTGCGATATTGACCGTACCTGTTTCAACCTGTGCGGTAAAAGTTCCGGAGGCGAACGTAAGTACCTTTGCTGCAACTCCGGTAATGACCGCAGCCTTATTGTTGCCCGTTTGGTCAATGCAACCGGAAACATCAATCTTGTTCCCTACATACAGGTTAGAAAAGTCTGTACCGGTCGTTGTTATGGTCGTACTTGCAAAGGTAATCTGGCTTGCGCCGGAAGTATAGGACGTGTTCTGGAATGTCACTTCACTTGCGCCGGAAACGTACTGTGCATCGTTTATCGTAGGCGCTGGATATATGTTTATCTTGCCCTGTTCATACCAATAGCTCTTATTAACCTTGTACGCCCGTGAGTCATACTTTTTGTATCGAACACCGTTCACGTACAGCTTTTTAATATCCTCAAACGCCACTCCTGTAGGAAGGGTAAACTGAGTCAGGTTAATTTGCCTGTTATAGTACTGAACGCCGTACACCTTTATTATGTCGGCATAGACATTGGACTCCACGGCATTTATAAAATCTACCTGGTCTGTGTCCGTATACGCGGAACAGTCGAACTTTGATTCTAATGATGTGATAAAAGCATCAACGGTCATGTTGCAAGCCCCCTTTAAATAAAAAACCGCTCAAGGAATATCCTTTAAGCGGTCATGTAAAACAACCTTATACATTCATTTTATCACGAAATAGGCGTGGTCTTGTTTTGGTTGTTTAACTGTTAGATTCATGCTTTTATGGTGTGGTCTACATCACGAATGGCTGTACTCTTATCGTTACTGTTGAACCATTCACGTCTTCAGTGGCGACAACTTTCACCCACTCAGACATGCCGAATACAACAAATGTCCGACTTGAATTCATCTGATAACTTAATGCCGTCCATGTTCCAGCTGCATTTTGTTGATACAGTGCGTAATAGGTGTCGTTCTTGTGTAATGCACCCGTCAAACTTATTGTCCAGTTATTTGCACCGCCTGAAATGTCTACTTCCACCAGCAAAGCATTTTTGCCGCTACAATCTATTTTGTCCGATGTTGCAGTAGCAGTTATTGCACTATGCACGGTGGTTACATTGCCTTTTGATTTTGAATTTATATCAACATAAGATCCGCTCATGTTTTCACCTTACCCTTCTTTAACCTAGCCTTTGTTTTCTTCTTTGCCGGTTTCTTCTGAGCCGGTTTTTTAACCTCTGCTACAGGCTGTACCTCTGCTTTGATTACATTTTCATCATCCAAGCTTTTTAGCAAGCCGTCAAGCTTTTCGATTTCATCAGTCGCCTGCACAATAGCTTCCGTGACTTCCGGTGAATCTTCCGTCAAGCCTATAGATTCATCGTCAAGCAGTTCCTTAATTTTCGACTCATTCAGCTTTTTCAGTTCCGCAAGGATCTCCTGCTGTACCTGAAATATATCAAGCAAGAGAAGTGCTTCAACCTCGCTTATGTTATAACCTTTGTATTCCATAAAACCCTCCAATAATAGAAAGGGGCTGGTTAAAGACCCCCTATTTAAAATCATTAATCAGCCGGTAATCCAACTTCTATTCCGTCTGTCAGGTAATTTCTCCACAAATCGCCTGATACTCCTGTCCAACCGCCTGTAGGGTCGAAATCTGCTGCTGCAACGTTTACGATATTGTCATAAACAAAGTTCGGCGCTGTCCCGCCTGTCAG